GCGATTTCTGTGAGTGCTTGTAAACGTGCGCGTGTGAAATACATTCCGAGCACACCGTCATACTGACCCTTTGGGGTATCTAATGAGATACGACTTGGGATAACGGACAGTGGCATACCTGTACGGTTTGGCATCCGTTCCAGTTCAATGGTTTCTAAACCTGCTCGTTCTGGTGGTGTCATTCCTTCTGCAACTGGCGCACCCATAACACACAAAACGATTTCCATGTCGTCGCAGTATTCGAGGATGGTGAAACGTGAGTCGGGTGTGATGCGTCCCATACGGAGTTTGCCGACAACTTGTGGACCGTAGTTGTTGATAAGCCATTGAGCGGTTTTGGTGTACGTAAAAATTGCGTCATCTGGGACTAGGTTGTCTGGGTCTTCGTGTGGTGCAGCGTAAGTGTCTAACGGGTTACGGATAGACCAGGTTGGTGTGAGCGTTTTGAAATCTGGGCGCAAATATACTGGGCTGGATGAGTATGCAAGGAAGTGTCTTGCACGGCGACGCATTTTGAGTCCCATTTTGTTTTTGTCCCAGTATGACAAAATGATTTTTTTGCGAAGGCGGGCTTGTTCTTGTGAGTCTGGATTGTTTTGTTTGATTGGTGGGAAGAATGGCATCGGCATGGTTGATGCGATACGCATAGAGGTTTGGTCTAAGCCTTGTACGAGTAGGTTTGCTACGTTGGTTCGTGCGTTGCGGTCAAGTTCCGATAATGGTATTACGATGTCGCCATTTGCGAGGTCTCGTACTTCGCGCATACGGCGCAGGATGGGTCCTTGTGCTTCGCGTCGTGCGTCGTAGAGGGCTACTATTTGTTCAACTGATTGCACTGTTTGTAGTTCTCCTACAGTAGATGGCTATGCCAACAATACTATACTCAGTTACCACTCAGCATCCATGAGGGTCGCCACTGCCTCGGTGGGAGTTTTATGCCGCCGACTGTTGGGAAGTGTAGTTCTGCAAACCAGTTTGCCATCACAAGGTCGGTACCATTTTTTTTGTCTGGGGACCATTTGGTGAGTTCGTCTACTAGTGCAAGTGTTTTCCAGTTGCCGCGCATTGTTGGTAGACGTACTGCTCCTGAACGGTAGAGGGGTGGGAGTAGTGCTTCGATACCAAGTTTTTCGTCGAATTTGTTTCGGTGTGTTGTGTGGGGGATGATGTTTACCATTTGTCGTGATTGCCATTTGCGTACAAAGTCGTGGGCTAAGAGGAATCGTTGGGCGGCGTTGACCTCAACCACGATGTGTGATACAGGGTAGCCGTAACTGAACGCACGATTAGTCCAATCCTCTAGTAGTCCAGAGTATTCCCCTGTCGAGGTGTCATAACCTAAGAGTTCTTCGGCGGTAAGTTTGATTCTTTCAACATCTATCAAATATCTAAGGTTTGTTGCAGGCTGGTACAGCCACCATTGGATACCCCAGAACTGTGACGGGGATGGGTCAACAGAAATTAGTGAAATAACTGGCGGGGTAAGTCCTTCAGGGACTTGACCTGGTAAACGGTCGTTATCAATACAGCCAGGGTAGAGAACACCGTCTGGTCCTAGTCCACCTGTTATCCACACCCGTGAAATTAGGTTGGTGTCGTCGGCATCATCTTCTTGTTGGTATACAACTTTGAATGTGCGCGGGTTAGAGTACCTGATATATGATAAATCTTTCCAACCGAGACGTTGCGGGTCCAGTAATGGTCCTTCAGGGTACGGTTTGGCATCATATCGACGTGATTTAGGACCGTCATCTAGTTCAGGGTAATAGGCTTTGTACACAATGTGCTTGTATTTAGAGGATTTAACTGGTTCTGTGGCAGCAAATGACTCTGGTGTGGTCATGTCTGACCCGTCATAATCATCGTCGTCGATGTCATACGTAATTTTGTTGAGGCAATGAGCGTACAAATCACCTGAACCGAGTCTCTGTCCTACGACAGCGAGTAATCCTGCGGGGTCTACACGGGCTTCGGCTACTTGGTCCCACCGTTCCAACAGTTTGTCACGAGTGTTACCTTCACGGGCGTTATCTACAGATGCCACGTCATCGAAAAGGCAGAGGTCTGCGCGGTGTCCAATGTATTCTGAGTCGATACCGTATGCACGTACGGTTGGTTCTTTGTTATCTAACCCGTTACCGTCGAGTTGTTCTACAACAAATTCTTCTGCACGCCATAGTGCACCTTTGTCGGATGGTTTAAATCTGCCGTAGTCCACAGACAGGCATCCTTGAGCGTCCACTGCCAGTCCCTTCTTAACGATTTCTGGGTCTGGGTGGATTGGTTGTTGACGTTCTAAAGTTTCCCTGATTCGGCGGGAGTATTGTTTTGCCATTGCTTGGGAAATGGAACCAATCATCACACGGATGGCACGGTTGCGGACAATGGACCAGACGGCTACGTCGTGGAACAGGGTTGATTTGCCTGCTCCTGGTGGGACGTTGAGTACAACAAATTCTTTTTCAGGGTCTTCGAGCATTGTGACTAATGCCACTGCTGCTTCTACTTGCCACGGGGAAGGGACACGACCTAAGTAATGTTTTCTAAAGAAGTCGAAATCATGTAAGCCGCGTAGTGCTTCGTCGCATAAACGGTTGTGTGGGATGGCAGGTAGGAGGTTGTTGGACTCATCGAGGTCTTGTTCGTATTGACGGTATTGTGCGCCGCCTTCACGTGATTTAGTTTTGGTGACGGCGAGTACTGCTGCGTCTAGTTTGGCTTTGGCTGCTTTGGATTGGGCTAACCATCGTGAACCTGTGTTGATGTGTACACCTGAGATGCGTGACGCTTCGGTTATTGATGAGCCTGCTGCGATGGCTGCGAAGAATCGTTGTTTGTCTTCGGGGTTGACTTTACGTTTGGTTCCCATGTAGGGATAAGACTACTTCTTTTTAATTGCGTATAGTCCGCCAAGTGCGGCTGCACCCTTAACAATTTTTTTGCCTGTTTGAATGTCTTTCAAAATGTTTATGCCGCCTGCTGCTGCACCTCTTGCAGAGTCTGTGGCGATACGTGCTGCGTTGGCTTCTAAGCCTGTTAGTCGACCTGCGGTTTGCGCGGATGAAGCAATTTTGGTTGAGGCAAGAGTTGGTCCGAACACGGTGTTGGCTTTATATATTCGCCCTCCTCCGCTGATTGCTTCTAAACCTTTGGTTGCAGATGTGAAAGCACCTTGTGCTGCGCCTTGAACTGATGGTACTGCGTATCGTCCGAGGACTTTGGATACTATTTTTCCTCCACCTATGGCTACTACTGAACCTGCTTTTGCTGGGAGTGCTGTAACAAGTAATGCGGCAGAAGCAACGTTGCCTTTAGATAGGTTTGACCCTGCGATAGATGAGCCGAGTGGTGTTCCGCTTCCTGCGAAACCTTTGCCAGCAGTTTTGACTGGTGTTCCACTTCCTGATGCTGGTCCTACATAGGCTTTACCAGTTCCAGGTGCTTTATAAGTTTTACCAGCGATACCCACTGATGCTGAACTGGCTGGTGCTGGTGACGAGTATTTGGCTTTGAAATCTGCGAGTGACATTCCGCTTGTGTCAGAGGTAGCAGGTTTTGTCATTTTCTTTTTTGCCATGTTGCAAATAATAACATACATGTGGTACTCTTTTGCTACACCTGTCGGGAGACAGTAAACGAGCAAGTCCCACCCTAGATGAATAGGATTGGGCAACCAAGGGTTGTGCACCGTTTGCGTGGTGTGGGGCTTATCCACGGGAACGTGGTTCGACCTCCATGCTTTGATGTGGGGGAGCAGCGTAAACAACGTCATATGTTTAATTTTTTGGTGTCGGCTAAAAGAACTTGGCTACGGCGACCTGTCCTTTGGTGGGCGAACTGTGGGGGGAGCATTACTGTGTTTGTCTTTGTTAGTTTTGCTGGATGTTAAATACGCTGGCGCGTCGCATACGCGACTTGCCCTCAACTGACACGGGTCGGTCAGTCTGAACATTTTTATCCTCTGCGGAAAGATTTAAACGATGCACATAAATGAGGTGGGTCGAACTCCAACCGTATGACAGCCCAACCCGCTCCTCCCTAGGGCATGGGTCAAACTCGAAACGTATCACGGCGAACCCGTTTGCTAACAACCAGTCAAAAGAGTGAAAACATCTCCCGACGATATACCTATGGTACCCTCCCCCGCGCCTCGGCAGACTCCCAGTCGTGGCTACAAGTTACCGACAAGTAGCCTACCTGCGAGTAACTTTCCGACCGATAACCTACCCAACAGTAACCTACCCAACGGTAATATAGGTAGCCTTCTCAAAAGAAATTGCATACCCAATGCAAACAGTTTGTATGGCGCAAGGTCGCCTAGCACCTATCGTTGTTTGTGATGGTTGTGCTGTGTCTATCTGTGTTGGTGATGGGGATTATGTGTTGGTGATATATTAAAGGTTTATTACGAATTGTCGTACGCTTGGGTTGTTTTGTTGATAATGTATTCAGTGTAGGGAATAAGCCTTACTACAAGGGATAGGGGAAAGAATGACACGCAAGCATTACAGGGAAATAGCCGAGGCTATCAAAATTATCCGCGAGGATTGCGTAGGCGAGGGTAAAGGTGCGCTAGCAGATGTAGCAGAAGAATTAGCCAAGATTATGAAGAGAGATAACGCAAACTTCAAGCGTGACCTATTTCTAGAGGCTTGCGGATTAGAGTCCTAGACAATTCCCCTAGCGCCTTGGGCGTGGCTCTTCAATGGGCACTAGGGACGATGCCAAAATGGCAGACAAACAACCAACTACAGAACGGGGAAAGCATGACTAACCAAGAAATATATGACGAAATCCTAGAGAATACAGTCACCAAACTTGAAACTCTTCAGTATTTTGTAAAGGAGACTAAGAAGGCTCTTGCCAGTGAAGATGAAAGAATACTCGACTTGGCAGAATCAATGATAGACAGAGCAGAGTCCCTCTATCGTGAAGTGTTGGAACTACGCAGGGCACATAATGACCTAGAAAACGAGGGCAACCAATGACAGTAGAAGAATGGCAAGGGACAGAAGACAGACAGCACACATGGCGTACACGCCAAGAGATAGAAGTCTGCGAAGACTGTATCTATGTAAGCGCCAACGGAGCGCCAGACTACGAAGATTACGCCACAAGCGGACACTTCCAACGGTACACAAAAGCGGTACACGAATACGGAGACGAACCAACGACAACACAGGACGAACCTTCATTCTCTTGGCAGTCTTGTGACTTTTGCGGTGGAACTCTTGGTGGGTCACGGTACACAGCGTCAGTAATGCAACTACACAGAGAAGAAACGGGGAAATAATGAAAGTCAGAGAACTAGCAGAGATACGAAACGCCATAAGGTCAGGCACAAAAGCGCAGTGTGAAGAATGTGGGCGAGTGTTCGACCTAATGAACGAAGAAGAAGCCAGCGAGTTTTACAACGGTCACGATTGCGAAGAGTAGAGCGAGGTTATCCCTAGCCCGATACAGTCGGCAGAGTGTCACGCACTCACTAGGGAACGATGCAAAAGCAGAATAAGCAACGAAGGGAAACAATATGACAGTATGTAAAGCGTATTGGGTAGGGGATAGCGGTCATGCGTGGCTTGCTGTGTCGGGGAAATTGGCTCAAAAGGTAAGCGGAATATCTGCCTACTCTTATCAGTCACCTAGCGGAATTACCGCATATCTAGAAGAAGATTGTGATGCCCAACTATTTATAGAGCATTACGGAGAAAACAATATAGAACTAGGTAAGCCAGTAATGCACAGCAACGAAGCACCATTGCGAAACTATCCACGATACAGCAATGGGGGCAACTAATCATGGGTGAACTAATAATTATGGGCATAGGTTTTGACCGTCCAACGGTAACAATGCCAATGACCACAACAAAAGAAGAACTAAGAGAAGAACTAATTAAACAATTTTTACAGGCTCATAAAGCAGAATTAGAACTACTACCCGAAAGAGTGGGGGAATAATGGAGAAGATTATCTATATTATGCGAGACTATCCCGAAGCAGTAATCTTTATGTGCCTTGTCGGTATCTTTATGACAGGTGTCTATCTTGGGACGATTACAGAGCGCCAAAAGTGGGGCAACTAATGAACCATACCCACGAAGCGTACGGACATCTTGTTTGGGAAAGTTCCCTAGACAACATTGAACACCAATTTATGAATTGCAAATGCGGAGAATTATTGACACGAAATACAACACCAGCAACCACAACACCAAATTGGACAGAGTGGTCACCACAATACAAAAGGGGCAAGTAATGGAAGAACCAACGCAAGAACAGTACTTAGACAGCGCTCTACAGCAACTAGACCAGCAACTACTTTTGTGGGGCATAGATAACCACTTGGGATATAGAACAGCCGAAGTGATGAAACTATCGGTAGCAGGGGCAACTAACCTTGTGGCACTTGTGAACACTCTAAACGGTGAGATAGCACGATTAGAGCAGATTATCGGGGGCAACTAATGGCTACAAGAATAACAGCGATAGTGGAGTGCCAGTATTGCGAAAGCACTGACACCTACCCAGCAGGATACTCTCCTTATTGTATAGAGACACAATACAAGTGTAGAAATTGCAAACAAGATACATGGTACGACGATAGAAACGAGACAGAATAATGGCTACCGCACAAGAATTGGCGCAGAACATAGGCAAAACTGCACTGTTACAGGTAGCAGGGTCGGCACTGTCTTTTGAGGTGGAGATAGTGGACGCTCGACAACGTTACGGTAATCTCGATTACAAAGTGAAGCCTGTTATGGGTGAGGGTGAAGCGTGGCATCAGGCTGACGGTATGAAAGTGAGGGACGAAGTTACCTATTGGTAAGTTACCAGCAGGTAATCGAACATATGTTTGTTTATGATGAGTGGTAAGGGTTTGAGGGTGTGACACAGTTCACAAAGATAATCCTTGACAAGCACTCTTATCTGTGATACACTTAGTTACAAGCAACACGAAAGGGAAAGCATGAGCGACTACAAATATCAAATCATACGCAAGGGTAGAGTCGGGCAACCAAGTGTAATCAAAAATTATCGGGAAGGTGAACTCTCAAAAGCACAAGCGGTATGTAAGGAGTTGAACGACAAGGCAACCGAATACAACCCAGCATTGACATTTGAGGTGAAGGTAAAGGTGTAAGACAACTACGAGAAGGGGAGAGGGGGTGAACAAATGAAAACACGCAAGTCATATGAAGACATTGTCTATGACCGTTACAGCGCAGCGAAGGCAGTATTGCCATCGTTGCCACAAGAAACTGGTTATAGAGGTGGCTGCAAAGTATGTTGGAAAACCTATGCAACTGAAGAACAGGCAAAAGTAGCCTCACTCCACGCCATAGCAGAAGCCATATACAACGCAGACCTCGGCTACGACTTTGGGTTCTGCTCGCCAGGCTCAATTGACAAAGTTGTAGACGGGTATGAGGTTTGCTTCCCGTAAGCAGACAGGGTGACTGGCAGACATCGAGGTTCAAGTCCTCGACACCCACGATGAAAAGATAATCCTTGACATCTATGTTTATTCGTACTACGGTTAGACATATCACATCAACGAAGGGAACCAGCAATGAAAGCAACACGAAACGACATACTTGGTCTAATTGACTACCTAAACGAAAGCGACTTCGACAGTCTTGCGTTATACGAAGATGCGCTTGAATGGCACACACGATGCGTCAGTTGGATTACAGAAAAACTAGAACAAGAAACAAACAACGAAGGGAAACAGCAATGGAACGAACAACAGACAGGCAACTAGACAAACTGGTGGAGATGATTGCCCAAGAGTTTAGGTGGGCAGGATTACTACCCGATGAAACAAAGGTGGTGCTCGACAAAGGTAGCAAGACTTATGGCAGGGCATACCGTCTTTATACGACAGGCTACGAAGGTAACTCAGGCTACTCAGATAAGCCCCTACATCTTGGCGATGGGTACTTGGGTATCACCAAGCGTGAAGCGTACCTATCATTGCGGGCTATCTTGCGGACGCTTGAAGCGGTCAGGACATGGAACTAATGGCACGCACAAAGCAACTAAACATAGATGCGATATTGAAAGCGTATGAAGCGGAAGCGAAACGAGCAGACCGCAACGCCAAAGCGACACGGGGTGACCCGTTAGAGCAGTACTGGCTTGCACATGCTTGTCAGGTCAGACAATACAAACAAGAAGCAACCAACTACAAAGGAGAACAGCAATGAAGGTGAGCAAAGCAATAGAAATGTTATCGGAACTAAATGCCGATGACGAAATAGTTATTGAATGGTGGGATAGAAACTTTATCGAACTAGACGATGACGAAGGCAAGTGTGTTGAAATACCTTTAGATATTTGGGAGACGGTAGCAGACGGTTTTGAGTTTGGGGAATACACATATAGCAGTATGTTCACCGAACTTCAAGAAGCAATAGCAGAAGTATTAGCAGAAGACAACAACGAGGGAGAAACAAAATGACCACAGAAACAATCAGAACAGAAATCATACGCCAGTTTGAGGACTTACGGTTCTTACTATCGGAAGGTATCAGAACAAAAGAGTTAGCACCATTACAAACGATAGCGATGCTTGAACAACTTAATCAGGCGCAGTGGTTGATTGAGCAGGGCATGAAACAGGCGGTGACACAATGACCACCAAAGAAGAGATAGTAGTTAAGTGGTCTTGGGAAGACATACAAGGAACTCACCAAGATTGGACTCAAGAGCAGTGCGAAGATGCAATGTCTCAAGTGTCTAGGTCTGTTCACGAACTCATCGTAGAACTAGGCAATGAAGTATTAAAGCAATGTGTATATGAAGTCGTTGAAACAGAATGGGAAACAAAATGACTTACGCAGTGGCAATCATATGGTTCGCAGTCGGGTACACCGTAGCAACCAGACAGTATCTAAAAAAGATTGAGCGTGAGCAAGCAATCCGTGACCGTTACAAATGGCAACTAGGAAAGGGAGCAAAATGAGAAATGAAAAGTTAGATAAGTTTTGTTTACAACAAGCAATAGATTATGTACTTACCGAATACCCATACGAAAAATCTTCGCAAGAAATCATTGAGATGATTAGTGGTGATGACATGGAAGATATAGAAGTTTGGGAAGATTACGAAGACTACAGCAACAGCAGTGTAGTTAATGTGATAAACGAGAAGGCATACACATTTGCCACGATGATTAAAGAATGGGAAGAAACAAAATGAGAAACGAACACGAAGAAATCATTGAAGCATTAGCAGAAAAACTTGGGGCAACAGCGCTCTACACAGTGATAGCAGAACTCGGTGTGTTTGTTACCGATGAAGAAGCACTGTCAGTTATAGAAACATTGGCAGGTAGGTTGTGCTAACAAGCAACGATATTATAGATGACTTCATCAACACATGGATAACGAACGAACCCACAGCACGAGAAGTAGTAGAGGTGCTACGCAAGCGTTGGGGTTGGACTGTCCTCATACATGAACTCAATGACTTCGAGAACAGTTGAGAACACCAGCCAGTCGTTACCGCTACTGGAACTGGAAACGACAAGACACCAAAAAACAGCAAGCATTACAACACACCCCCCGACACCTGTATGTAGTAGTCAGACTGATAGTGGGCAAAGAGTACGGGTGGTGGCGTGGCACAGAACGCAACCATGCTTTCACCCGTGACATCAACAAAGCCTGCAAGTTCCGTACCGCCGAATGTGCCCAAGCATCAGCCGACAACAGCCTGCTATATAAACTGGCAGATTACAAGGTGAGCAAAATAAACAAAACCATGTTAGACTAAGACCTGAACTGCCCCATTCCGCAAAGGTTTCCCCTTCCCTAGCGTTGAGTGGGGCTTTTCAATTTCCCCAACGCAACACCGAACGCTCGGCAGGGGTCTTGCCACCCCACACACCGTACCTACGTTGCTCAAACTCTTCTGCTTCCATAGCAAACGCAAGACACTGCTTCTTCACAGCGCAACCCTTACACACTGCTTGTGCATCAACGAAAATACCTTTGGTCGAAATACCTGTAGGTGTGTCAGGGAAAAAGATGTTGCCATCCATACCTTTGCACACTGCATCATCAAACCATGCTAAATACTTTAATGCTGTCATCGGTTTAGTTCCCTTTCAATAGAAGCCATGTCGCCCTTCAACACGCTTATCAACTCTTGTAACTGCTGTACTTGCTTTCTTAAGTCAGCAATAATTTCTTCAGTCGTCTTCGTCTTCCTCATATTTGCCACACTGTATCTCCCTTGTTATCAGTTCACCAACACACGGACACGGAGAAGGTTTCCCACTGTCACGCATTGGTTTCCATCACATCATAGTTCGCGTCAGACATTTTTAATAATCGTCCAGTCTTCTCCAACGCAATCCAACTTGGTGCGTCAGGGTCACAGCCACAGCCAACCAGTCTTTGCTTATCAAGTTTCACTGTGAACCCACATTTGTTGCAACGCAACTTGATTACTTGTTCCACAGTTTTTCTTTCACCATAGCCAAACACCCGATGTACCCTGCCGTGTCCACAATGGTGTCATGTGACCATCTGCCCGCTTCCAATGCTGTCCTAAGACGCGACAACTTAACACTCACCATAAACAGAATGGCTTGCTCAACAGTTAAAGACACACCAGTCAGCCCCTCAAAAATGTCGCGGGTCTGTGTGTAGTCCTCTAATGGGTGAGCGTACTCGTCATGTCTGGCACCTGTAATCAAATCGTATGCTTCGGTTAGTACCTCTGCACCATCAGTTGAATTCTCCACGAAACGGATTCCTCATTTCTATAATCGCAAAACTGTTTGCTTCCACTGCTTCCTTCATCTCTTTAGATTCATAGCATCGCATCACATGGATACAAGGGTCTTGCCCTTCCATGAAGTCTGCTTCCTCTGTAATAGACATAGGTACACCGTCATGTGTGTGGCATACG